AGTTTGGAGTTGAAAGGTAATAAGTAGCATTATTATTGCCACAAGCCTTGAAGTTCTCCAGAAATGCATCTGCATTCTGTTTGCCAACATGCTCGAGCACTTCAAATGCACAAACCTTATCAGCATTAAATTGGCCAAAATCCATATAATTTTTAACAAGGTCTGCTACATAAAAATGAGCCCAAGGTACATCTGCATACTTTTCAGCAGCTTGTTGAATTGTTTTTTCGCGAATATCAATACCAATATACTCTTTCTGCTTAAATTTGTTTCGGTATAACACCTCAAGTAAATTAGCAGTCCCGCAACCAAAATCAACAATGGACTCGCCAATCTTGGCTTCTTTCAAGATATGAGTCCAACGCAAATAATGCGCAAACTGGTCTCTGTGGAATACATGACGCTCAAACGCCTGGTCTGGTCTGAGGTCTGTTGTATTATAAACTTTTGCCATAATTATTTTTAATTTTATCTCTAAGTTCTTTATTATTTTTTTTGATAGTTTGTTAATAGTCGACACAATGGCGGCAAATAATAAAGCCATATATACTAACAGTAGTAGCCCTTGTATACATTCGCTATGCACATACATCATAATAAATATAGGCAAAATCATTACACATGCTATCACTATTGCTATAGGTGCAAGGCATAAACCTATTAAAAAATTTTAAATAAACTGCTTCATAATTATTTGTTATTAAAAATTTCTTTATGTTCTTCTAAGTAGTCATTCATAGAGCCCATATAAGCAATCGCATCAAGAAGATTATCCTCTTTGTGCGCATAAGCCTCACGTGATAACTTAAGAGCTATCATAGCTCTATACATACCAACAGTTGTTATTTGCTGGTCTTTAGGCGACATCAAATTATAGAGAGCTGCTGCTCTTTTCATTGATGCCTTAAAAGGCCCGTACTGACGCTCTTTTTCCTCTGAGCGCTCATTCACAATCTGATTTGCTTTTTCTAAAATGTTACTCATGATTTAAAACTGTTTATTATTTTATCTTTTAACTCTGGATTATTCTCAAGCATTTCTACAAAAAGGTCTGCTGCAACGTTTATACTAAACTGCCTCATATCGTCATTTTCTTGGAAATACCTAAGGAAAACCAGTATTTCCTTAAGCATTTCGTTATTCTCTTTTAACAGTTTAAGTATCTCGTCCATTACAGCATTGATTTTAGTTCTGCTTTTAATCTTTTTGCATCGACACCCCTAAATGTTTGTGCATTTGCCAAGAAATATCTAACAATATCTCCTGCAGTATCATAAAGATACATAGCATTCGGGTCTGAAGTGTCAAGTGTTAACATTGCCTCTAAATAAGGCACTGCGCCAAAATATACATTAAGCCATGTTGACTTTATATCTTTGGCTATTTGCTGAAAGGTTCTTTTCTTGTCCATTTTATTATCTTTATTTAGATATGCGAATATACTAATTTTCTCCGAGAATAGAAAATTTTTTCATTATAAAATGCACTCACTTAACACTTCTTAACTTGACCAGATTTTATTACTCTTCTGGATATTCTATTTGCAGTAATTCTTTGCAAAATTGAATAACTTGCTCATAGTTATTATACGCAGTTTGAGTAATAATTCTCCGCTGAAGTATCGTTAGCTTATTTTTAATAATAAACTTATATATGTTAAGAGAGAGAGCTTTATCATTGCATCTTCTTTTATCTCCTAACTGAATAGCTAACTGAGCATAATGAATACACTTCTTTATATCCTGTGCTCCATTTTTAGCTTTATACCTGCTAATATATTTTATAATGCATCCTTGTATAAAAGAGCATCTTAAAGCAGTTATAAGTTCTATTGGTTGCATAGCCATATCTTTATAATGGCTACCGCCTATTTGTACATCTGTTGCTTTCATATCAATATACTTTACGTTTATGATTATCTGGTATATACCCATTTGCCGCTCTCAGTTCATCCATAAACATAACGGAATTGTAATGTTTAGGAAATTCTTTTATCACCTTAAAGCTTGCTGTTTTGTCTTTCACAAAACTATTATCGTCTACAGGCTTTACATATCCAAGCTTTACAAACTTATAAAGATACGCGGTTTCTGAGTTTCTACCTGGCTCTTTACCAAGCAGAATTTCTTTTGAACTTACTACTTTGCCAACATTATTGTTAACAAATTTTACCATTTCCGGAAATACCGGGGCTTGCTTTCCATTACGTCCCATATTACATAAATTTTTTATATTTGTCAATTTTTGCTTTTATGCTATCCATTAAGGCATTTTGCTTTTTATCTTTCGCTTTAAGTGCTCTGATTACATCTTCATCATGAGTGCCTTGCAATATCAAGTGATTTATAACAACATGATTTTGCTGTCCTTGTCGATATAATCGAGCATTAAACTGCTGATATAATTCAAGACTCCATGTTTGCCCAAACCAAACTATTATACTGCCTCCTGCCTGAAGATTAAGTCCATGACCTGCTGATGCTGGATGCGCCAACATAACTTGTATTTTGCCTGCATTCCAGTCTTCAATATCTTTATTGTTTTTAAGCTCTCTTGGTTTATATTTTTTAAGATACTCAACAATTCTATCTCTATCAAACTGATAAGTCCATGCTACAAGCACAGATTGGCCATTTGCATCTTCGATTATCTCCTTAAGAGCTTCAAGCTTAATATCATGAATTGGAAACACATTTCTTTCTTCATCATATATAGCCCCATTAGCAAATTGAAGTAATTTATTTGAAAGGGCAGCAGCATTGACTACATTTACTTCTACCGGCTTTTCAACAAATACTGAATTGCCATTTTCGTCTTCTTGCTCAACAGTTTCAGTAGCACTTATTAAGTCAAGCACTTTATTCTTTTCAAAGTCATCGTATTGCTTCTTTAGAGCTTCAGGCATTCTAAGCTTTATATAGTTATCTGTCCTAAATGGCATTTCAAGATAATCATCGGCTTTCATGCTTATGCAAATATCCTCTATTTTCTTATGTATTAGATATTCTGAGTCACTCATCAAATCGTATGAATATACGACATGACCATTTGTTTGACCTGGCCGAAAATACCTTTCTCTATATCTGGATATTGTCTTTTCAAGGCGCTCGCCTCTATCCATAAGATATATTTGAGGCCACAAATCAATAAGTCCATTTGGAGCAGGTGTACCAGTTAGTCCTACTAGCCTTTTAAGATAAGGCCTTGCACCACGTAATGCCTTAAAACGCTCTGATTTATAAGACTTAAAACTGCTAAGTTCATCAACTACTACCATATCAAAAGGTAATTTGCCTCCACCATATAAAGCACAAAGCCATGCAACATTATCTCTTGATATGATATAAATATCAGCTTTTGTTTCCATAACAGCTGCTATTCGCTGTTTAGCAGTACCTATAATCTTAGAAAAGCGCAAATGCTTTAAGTGGTCCCATTTCTCTGCTTCTTCTTGCCAAACTGACTCAGCTACTCGCTTTGGTGCTATGACTAACACCGAGTTAATCTCAAGATAGTCAAACATCAAATAGTTTACAGCCGTCAGTGTTGATACTGTCTTACCCAATCCCATATCAAGAAATACTCCACAAAATGGGTGAGTAATTATATGCTCCGCACAGGCTAATTGGTATTTATGTAAATCTGTTTCTTTCATTTGCTTAATACAATATCATCTACAAAGTTTATTACGCTTTCTACTGTATCTATTACTTCAACTCTAAAGCCCAAAGCTCTAAGCTTATTGTGCATATATGCCTGTATGCGCTTAGGCTTTCGTCCAGTTGTTTTTAATTCCACAAAAACTATTTTATGGCCCGGAAATAAGCACATTCTATCTGGTAAGCCTATAAGTTGGTCACACAGCAGTTTTATGCACATACCACCGTTTATTTTAACAAGCTCGGCCAATTTGCGCTCTATAACTTTTTCACTGTCTATCATCATACTTTATACAATCTTTACATATTAGCCGTGGCGTACTATTATTTATTATAACAATTCCACAGCATTTGCGTAATTGTTTTAAGCTTGGCTTATAATGGTTATAAATACCAATCAGCTTGCCGCACTTATCACACTCTACTATATATTGCTTAATAATCATACTCTTACAATATAAAGATTATATTCACACTTATCTATATCAAAGCATATTTTGTCTATTACGAACAATTGCCCAGAGAATACAATAAGGTTTCCTTTTTGTGGAATGCAATCTATATTCTTAGAAGCAATTAGCTTGTAATTACGAGCTTCTATACCGTTTTTCTTATAAAAATTTGCTATCATAATAAGCTATCTTTACGTTTATAGTATTTCTGTTTACCGTATAAAGGAAAGTTCTTAGTAGATGCTATAGCTTCCCATTCAGGCAATGACCTAAGAATTTCATTAACCTCTCTGGTATTATATCTTGACATTTCTGTCTTATCTTTGCCAAGGCACTCACACCATACTTCAGCAATGCAGACAAAGTCTTTTTGTACTGTACCATTTTTAGACAATGGGTCTTCAAGCCAACGTCTTCTGTCATACAGGTCCATTTTGTCCCAATCATCTGGAAATTTAGTATTAAGATATTCTTCAATAATACCTTTTCGCTCATCTGCTTCTGAGTGTTTATGTTGCTCAATCTTAGCAATTATATCTTCATCACCAACAAGGTATAAAGGCTCTTTTGCCAAATATAGTTGATATGCTTCAGCCCATATTTGATTTACTTCATCTTGTGTAAGGTCATCATTTACAGACTTTGTGGCATATTCTGGTCTTACATCTATAGGCATAAATCGTCTATTTCCTGTCGGGTCACGTAAGAAATCTTTGTTGTTAGTAGTACCAAAAAATACGCATTGACGCTTATATGTTTCTACTGTTCTACCATACGCCGGCCTGAACATATCTTCTCTTTTTGATATGTAGTGCTTGATTGACTCTACTTCTGCTTTCTTAAGGCCTGAAAGCTCTGCCATTTCAATCAGCCACGCCCCTTGTATCTGCTCAAATGACTCCTTGCCCTGCACAGTCGTGAATGTATCTGAGAACCATTCCATGCCGAGCTTTTTAACGAAAGTACTTTTATACGTTCCCTGTTCTCCAACCAATATGAGTGCTGTGTCGAACTTAATACCTGGCTCAAAAACTCTGGCAACTGCAGCACAGAGCGTTTTTCTAATGGCAGCTCTAGTATAGGCATTATCTTCTGCTCCAAAATAATCGATTAGCAATGTATTAACTCTCGGTATACCATCCCACTTTTGAGTGCATATATACTCTCTTATCGGATGGAACTTTTTCTTTTCAAATTCAAGCGCAAGCGCATCATCCACTTTTTGACTTGACACGATGCCGTAAACACACTCAATGTAATTACGAACACCAGAATAGTCAACATCACGAAGAGGCTCCACCGTATCGACTTTACGCCATGGTAACGAACGTGTAACATATCTTTTATTATCAAAAATGTTTAGTTTAAATACATCTTTTAAGAATTGGTCATGCTGAATTATTATATTCAGGTTATTGGCAGAATTATCATATTCGCCTTTTGTATTAGCATCAAGCTCTTCTGTCCATGAAGTATCATACTCTTCAGGAACTTCTGCTTTTGCTTCTTCCGCAAACTCGAATTTAGCTTCAGCAAACTTTTCTTCAGCAATATGCTTTTTTGTTGTAGAGTCCTTAGAAGCAAATTCTTCCATTGCCTTAAAGCTCTTTTTATCTTTGTCTTCTTTTTCTTTGCCTGTATCTAAATGGCCAAATTTATGTATGCGAACTAAGTCAAATGCATTACATAGTCTACCTCCAGCAGGGTCTGTTCCATGATGAGAATATGCAAATTTATCATCATAGACTATTAAGCCCGCAGCTGTAGAGCCATTTATATATGTATATCGTCCTTCTCCAGCTGGCGTATATACATCTGAAAGAAAAGTCTCAATAGCTTCTTGTATAGTATAAGTACGGCAGAAAACACCAATTATGCCTTTTTTATCTTCTGGGTCCTCTTGCTTTTTGATAGCTTGCATTATTACATCTGTGCTATCTGTAGCAGTTGGCCATTCACTCGTATCATGCCAATCATTATATAGCCCAAGAATATAATCAGCTTCAAGGAAAGGTCCGTCTTGAAATTCAAAGTAGTACTCCATGTCTAATGATACAGACGGCCAGAACATAAGTCTATTTACATCAAAAGTCGACTGGTCAAACAAATCAATGTTTAGGTCTCCAGCGACTTTTCGGGCAATAGCTTGATATTCTTCTTGCGATACTTCTCTATCAAGTGGAATTATCAATCTGTGTCGTGGCTTTTCAGGACACGACTTGTGAGTTGAATGTATAGCCGCAGCACACCCGAATAGCATTGTAAAATCCCACCAAAAATTTTCATGAGAAAAGTCAATATCCAATGTAATTAACTGGCGGTAAAGCACATTTGTTTTATCACGCCTACCATTTGTAAGAAAGCCACCTACAAATCCTCCTACGTCTTTTATCTTACTTTGCTCTTCTTTTGTAGCATTTATAAACCGCTTGTATGTTTCAGTGGTTACTACAGGAGTAGCTAATTTTTGGACTAATCCGCTCCAAGTAATTTTGGTATTTTTCCATACTTTACTTGAGACATTTAGCCCTATAGCTATGCTCAAATTCTCATCATATTTCAATTTATCTACTTGCATAATACGCGTAAATAATATATAAGCACACCATAATCATATTTTAGTCTTTTAAGTAAAATGGCGTTGTATATCCATCTGCTCTTAGTGGAAGGCCTGATGCCCATTCAGGAGGAGTGCCCATAATGCTTGCCATTTCTTCATAATATGCTTGAGCATTCTCTTCTGGGACTTCGCACAAAACTTCATCATGTATATGGCACACAGGATGATAGTCATTAGCCTCAAGATTTAACATAGAATTGCTAAGTAAATCTCTTGAAATAGCTTGTACAATGTTCTCCGTTAATTTGCCTCCATACGTATCAATTTCGCCCCATTGCTTAGTTTCTTGCACAACTCCTTGGTAACATAATACTCGGGTTGGCATCGTAGAACGGCCTATTTTCTTATCTTTGAATTTAGGCCCATAATAGAATAGCTTTCTGCCAGATGGCAATTGTATTGTCATAAACTCACCATTACAGTCGAAAATTATATTTCTGCATGTGCATGATACTGGTCTTTGGTATCTGACAGCCTCTTTCGATGCTTCATCTATTTCTTTCCACATATCTACAATTGCAGGGTTTGCCGAGCGCCATTTACGCACCAGGCTCATCATTTCAGTATCTGATAAGCCCATACGTTCACCACCCATTCGCTTAAGTGCTCCTAATGAGCCCTCATAACCGAGTGCAAGCTCTGAAATCTTTGATTTGTCGCGAAGTACTGAACCTTTTGTAATAGCAGATATTGGTACATTAAACATCTTTGCTCCTGTAGCTTCATAGATTTTACCGTCTCCGCGGAATACATCCATTCGCCATTTTTCATTTGCAAGCCAAGATATAACACGCGCCTCAATAGCTGAGAAGTCTGCAACACTAAATACTTTACCAGGCGATGCTATAAGAGCTGTTCTTACTAACTGGGACAAAATATCTGCAACATCATCATACATCATCTCAACCGACTCCCAATCACGTGCTCTAATCATTTCACGTGGTACTTCTATATGTGATATATGATTTTTTGATAAGTTCTGCAATTGCAATAATCTACCTGCCCATCGTCCAGTTCTATTTGCACCATAGAATTGAAATGTACCACGGACTCTATGGTCTTTCATGGCACAATTAAGCATAGCATAATACTTCTTAATAGACGTTTTTGAGAGCTTTTTGCGTATATTAAGCAACTCGATAACATCTGGATAATCTGCAAACTCTTTCATTAAATCAGGCATTGTTTCCTTTGAAAGTGACATAACAACACATCCTGTTGCCTTTTCAATCCATTGCCTAATTTGAACAGGCGAGTTTGGATTTTCAAGCCCTGTTAGCTGTTGAGCATGTTGCGTTAAGATAGAAGTATATGTGTTATCTACTGCGATAGCAGACTCTGCTAATTCCATATCAACCAAAATACCTCTATCATTTATATTCTGGTCAAGCACATACATCTTGCGCTCAATATCAGGAATGATATATGCCTCTAATCTCTTAAATATCTCACGCTCTGCAAGTACGTCATACTTGTTATATTCCTTATACATTTCCCACTTTTCAGGAGCATGTTCAGGATAATTCCGAGTACGCATACCATTAACTCGAGTTGCTTTGCATGGGCATGAGAAGTATTTAATAAGTGCTTTACCAGTATCTAGTTTTTTATCAGTAAGATTAAGAGCTTTTGACACTCCGTCCAAAGAAAGTGGTAAACCACAATACGCAGCTTTTACAGAGGTACAATACCACTGCTCTGCTGGAACATTATATCCTATACGCTTAAAGCTCAAGCGCTCAAATACTGCATTATGCGCCACTTTTACACAATCCGGGTCAAGCAAAGCTTCTTCAAACTCTTCAGGCATTTCTTCACCTTGAGCCAAATCTACTATCTTTACCGGGCCATCATCTAAAGCATATCCTATTATAAGAATTTCAAAGTCTGGTGACTCAATATACTTATAAGCTCCAGACTCTTTAATATCTACAGATGAATATGTTTCAACGTCTATAAAAAGATTTTTTGCCATTATTTCTTTATTTGATATTATAGAATTGTGGAATAGGCAGGACTCGAACCTGCATCTTGCTCTCGTTGTTTTTAAGTGGTACCACGCTGCTCTTCCATTAAGCTACTATCCCAATAGGAGTATAGGCGGGGCTCGAACCCACATTTACTTGGTTTCCACAGACGGTTTCCGAAGTAAGTTTTACCATTAAACTACTATACTCATTGATGTAGAGAGGAAATTACATCATATCGTCATCCTGAACAGCATTATCTCCACCGAAATCTTCTTCAGCTGTTGAGCCACCAGCCAACATCTCTCCATCTTCGAGCTTCTGGAGATTATTCAATCCAGCAGCGATGCCTTTGGATGAAACATTGAAAGCATAGAAGTTGATTGAAGCGCGGCCATAACAACCTGAATAGAACTCGTCTCTGCTCATGATTGGATTGAGTGAGCGGTCCACAATGCTCGGCTGACGCATCGAGTTTGCATTGATGAAATAGTGGTCCTCAAATGCTGGGTCATCCGGACGTTCTTCATCGCCATCGCGTAGAGGTAATTTGAGGTTTGCTGGAATACGGCCATTCTTATCTGCGAGTTTTGCCTTACCTGCTTCCTTTGCAGCTTCTACGGCTTTCTTGATTTTGTCAATAGTAGCCGTATCGCTCTTAGGAATAAGAACGCAGATATTGTACTTAGGAGTATCGCCCTCATTCATAGCTGTGGGCTCGAACACGTTTACATAGCAAAATCTTACTTTGCCAGTTACAACCTTGGTTGAATTTACTTGATTACTCATTGTCTTTTAATTTAAGTTGTTATTATTCTTTGAAATCTAGTTGTGCTTGAGCATATCCCATTGCTGGTTTCTTGTCTTCAAGAGGTACAAGAGTAGGTTTGCCTTGTGACTTGATAACCACATCTGAGAGTATTTCCTCAAAACGCTTTTTGCCTACTAACTTCTCAATAGAAGTAATCGGTTTAAGCTTCATATTGAAAATCTCATCTTCTGAAAGTTCAGGGCAACGTGCAAAAATTGCATTAGAAGCTTGGTCTTCGTCAACCCATTTGCGTCGACTAATTCCTTCAACTAATTTAAGCCCCGGCCATTGCTTATTCTCGTTAATCGCTTTAGTTTGTGCATATTCTGTTATTGAATTAGCCCATTCTATAAGCTTAGGCACACGCTTAACTATATCAGCAATCTCATCATCGGTTAGCAACTCTGGGCCTGCAAATTCATGTTGTGCAATTTCGAGTTGTTGCTCATAAAGCTTACGACACTGATTACGCACAGCACAAAATCTGCACCAATCTCCAGCATTGAGTTCTCCTTTACCTTCAAAAGCAAGTTCAGCTCTTGGCCTAAGCTCCTCTTCTGCCCATTTACGGAGTTCTTCGACAGATATTTGCCAACTTGATATATTGTTAATGCGAGGCTGTATAATAGTCAATCGCACTTCTGTTATATCATACATTGTATCATATTTCTGCAAAGCCCCAAGCCCATAAAGCATAAGTTGCTTATTCCACTCAGCATATACTGGAACACCTTTTCCATATTTTAAGTCAATAACTTCCATAAGATTGTCATTGATAACAACACAGTCAGCTGTTCCAAAGCTTTCAGGCACATATTCTGTCAAATCGAGTTTCTGCTCAATTTCCATGACAGCTAACGGATTTTCAGTTTTTGCTTCAGCTAATTGTTCTGAGCAATAATCCGTATAGATAGGTACAACTTCAAGCATTTCCTCGCTGAACAGGTCATTTGCCATTATCTCTTCGAGCCTTTGGTCAAAGTCTTGCTCACTAATGCTATTAAGTGTATCTTTTCTCAGGTAAAGCTCTGAGAGCTCATGAGCTAATGTACCTTCTTCTGCATATGCCGAAGACTTCTTTTCTCCGTATTCATCTTCAAGCTTGGCAGACGGAGTACAATTCAGCCATCTTCCTGCTCCAGAAGCCGAGAGGAGTGCATGACTCCTCTGGCTATGTTTCTGTAGTTTAGTATTATTTGTCACTTGAGCCATATTCTTTTATTAATTCTGCTAAATATTTGCATTGATAGGCATACTTAACATAAAGTGTTGGATTTTTTCTACGAAACTTTTGAGCTGCTTTTTGCAATTTCTTTGTACTTGACATAGTTACAGTGACTCTAAGAAATTATACATTTCATCATACTTAGCCGGGTCAAGTTTTGTTACGCTTGGAGCCCCAAGTTCATTGAGTTTTTGCTTGATTACGTCGCGATGCTCATTGACCTTTTTTGCAAGCATTCCGCGGACGTCCTCAATGCTCTTAGAGGCAGAAGAAGCAGCCGG